AATTTAGGACATAATGCAAGCATTATTCCAATAAAAATGGACTAAAAAAAGATAGTAAAATCAACGATTTAGAGTGATAATTAGAATTATTATAAACTGTTTCAGTATGTGAAACGGTATAGAGACACCTAGGGCGTTAAAAATGAGTGAGTTTGTTCTACTTTTGTTCTTCTTTATGCCAACGACTCAATCTGCCTCTAAAGTAGTGTTTTGAGGGTTCATATCTATTAGATACATTATCATACCACCACCTTGAGAAAGAATTGAGCATAGTTTTAAACTGTGCCATCTTCTTCGCCCTAGTGTTGAAGTTTGAGATATCAAATCAAATTTCGGATTTAAGTATTGCCTTTTCAGCCTTACTCATTCCTATTTAGACAAATTAATTTTTTGATATTTTTTTGAGCGACTCTTTGAGAATATCAGAGCCACCGATACGAACATTGATAATACCATTGTAGTAATCATCATTCTCTAAAACTTTTCTTTCAAATTGTTCTCTTGCTTCTAGATAACTTGCAACGCCTCTACTCGGGCAATAATGTAATATTTCTCGGGTAAATCTATGTTCACCCCATTTAAGGACATCATCATTTAGGTGAGAAGAAGAACCCCAATAAGTTTTCCAATCACTTTCCTTTGTGCCTCGTCTTTTGTTCTTTCGACCTTTAAGTGGTTTCTTTGTAGTTTTGAATTTTGCTAACTTCTTGCCAACATACATTTTGTGATTTACTAGATTTGTTATTAGATAAACAAAAGCTTCACAATCTTCTGGAAGTTCTTCGACTACTTTACCGTTATAGGTCCAGTTAATCCCAGTTTTCATCAATGTCCGTTATCGTTTCTTCAACTTCTTCGTGTTCTTCACCACAAAATGGACAAAATTGTTCTATGTAATCTTCAGGTAAATCATGTTTTACTATGTAAGTCGCCGAACAGTTATCACATACTGTTTTTAAATTAGGGTTTTTCGTCATAGTTTAAATCCTTTAAATGTCTCTTTCTCCACATCTTGTTTAATACCACCAACAATGTAACTTTCTATCTCTGTCTCTTGTGGTGCATTTTGTAATCCACGACTATTCAACCAATGAGTAGTCCAAGGTAGTGGGTTATTATTCGTAGGTTGGTCATACGGTCCTTTTAGACCAATACCCTTCATTCTTTTGTTTGCCATAAATTCTACATACTGATTTAATAGTGTATCGTTTAAACCAATCATAGAGCCTTGTCTAAACAAATACTTTGCCCATTCTTTTTCTTGTTGAACAGCAGTATCGTACATATCATATACTCTTTGCTCTTCTTCTTTCATAATCTGTAGCATTTCTTTGTCGTTCTCTTTGTTACGGTAGTTATTTATGATGTTTTGTGAGACGGCTAAATGTAAGTTTTCGTCTCTTGCAATTAGAGATATAATTTTAGCAGAACCTTCCATCAACTTTAACTCACCAAATGCAAACGAACAAGCAAATGAAACATAGAATCTAATACCTTCAAGTATATTTACATTGATTAGTGTTAGATATAATAATCTCTTTAGTTCTTTTTGATTACCTTTACCATTTAAATGATACTTATGAGCATATGTAATAAACTTATCATATGATTCTGTTACAGTTTTAGCTCTTGCCATAATCTCTGGCGTTTCAATAATTGTATCTAGAACAGCAGTAGGATCAGGATAAACATTCTTCATTATGTAAGTATAAGAGCGACTATGTATTGTTTCACTAAAGTCCCATGCAACTAACATAGATTCTAATTCAGGTAAACTACAAAATGGTAAAAATGCAAGACACGGTCCACGACCTTGTACACTATCTAATAATGTTTGATATTTTAGATTAGATGTAAAGATATGTTTCTGTTCATCTGATAATTGTAAATAATCGTTTCTATCTTTTTGTAAAGATACTTCTTCTGGTCGCCAAAAGAAACCTAATTGTTGTTGATTTAATTTTTCAAAAACAGGATATTTCTGTTGGTCATATCTTTGTGTATTTGGTTCTGCCCCAAAAAACATAGGTTGTTTTAGCCAATCTACTTTGTCTGTATTAAATGTTTTCATTATATTGCACACGCCTCACAGTATTCTTGATAATCTTCATCTGATTTAAATTCTTCTCTAGGTTTCATATCTTCTTTTACACCATCATGCCATCCAACTGAATGAGTAGGCTCATCTACATCTGATTTTGCGTCATATGTATTTTGATAATATGAAGTTTTCCAACCTAATTTATATGTAGTCAATAAATCATTTGCCATTACCGAAGTCGGCACCTCGCCGTCGGTATAATTTTCTGGATTGTAACTCCAGTTTCCACTTATTGCCTGGTCAAAATATTTCTGCATAACAGAAATACTAT